AATCACGCTTACCATACCAATTACCAGTATCATTATCTAAATCACGACAAATATATTCTATTTCTTTTGCAGTAATTGGATATCCTCTTGACATTGCATTGCCAGCTGTTGATACCATAATTTGATACATTTTAGCATACCAACCAGTACCAGTAATTGATTTGTATTCCTGTATTTGTTGTTTATTAACAAACGGACAATCTTGATAACCATTCCACTCATAGTTTGTATTACTGAGTTGTCCTCTTTTGTGTTCTATTAATCCTCTTTGTATTGCTTCAGGTAGTCTTGAAAAGAAATCCCCTTCACGTCTAACATAAGGATGTTTTTCCATTAGATCATTTGGATCCATTGTAATACCATCGTGTGAAAATATAAAACTAAAACTGTCTTTATATTTTGCTGGAATATAATACATTCTGGATAAATCTTTTGTTTGAGCATCGGCAATATCACCAATTTCTTTATTGAGTGCATACCAAAAATGTTTGATGTCATCTTTAACTACTGATTGTGTTAAGGGAAACACTAATCTAAATTTTGGATTTTCTATTGTTGATGAAGCAGTTGAATAGCAGACATATCGATATTGAGAGTATTTCTTTTCGATGTCTTCCATCTTTCCATCAAAATCGTCCACGTCTAAAATACCAAAACCTCCCCAAGCCACAACATTCTCATTAGATCTTGTTGCTTCAGGGAGATATATTGCCGGACTAATTAGTGGTGCATCCTTCTTTGTAGGATACTTAGTTGATTCCGATAGTTTATATAATACCTTTTCAAACTCATCAAAAGAACTATAATCCATTCTTTTATGGGTTTTGTTGTCGTATATGTTATCGAAGATCGTTAAACTTACCATGATTTCCTTCGTGTGAAGGAGCCTCCCAATTTTCTGGTTTTACTAGGTCGGGTAATCCAAGTGGATTCGGTCTTCCTTCTTTGACCCCAACTTCTTTTGACATATTTGCTTTTAGAACAGAGTCCCAAGCTTGATATGGATCTACACCAAATGCGTCAAGTGTACCGATTGCAACAACACAAAGATCAATAAGACCGTCGACAATTTCTTCTGAGTCCATACTAATTAAAGCTGTTTCCGTTTCGTCTAACTCTTCTCTTAAAAAGTCAACACGAAACTCAAGGAATCTTTTAAGCTTTTCTTTATCAGCATTTTCTACCCATTCACGAGTCTTATACTTTGTTTGCATATCGTGAATGTCTTTTACCCAATCTTTGCTCATGATATAATCTTTTTATTTGGTGTAACAATTCCAGAACTCATACTTCTGATTTGATCTTGCAATTCATCTGCAGGTTCTACTGTAAAGACTACAAATTGTTTATCAATTGTAATTCCCTCTTTTGCTTTGGTATACGCCATAAAAGGCATGAATCCAATCTTACCTTCTCCTGCTGGAATGAGCGAATACCCATCTTTAATTGTAATCAGGTTTTGAGTCTCAGTGACTTCACCTATTACTTCCTCACCTGAGGATAATCTTACTAATAGCATTTTTTTCTCCATAATGGTATATTATACCGCATTTTCATTAGTTTGTAAACCCCCTAATTTTTTCAATTACCTGAGGCTCTACAGATTTATCATTCCATATTCGATTGAGTCCACTTGGATGTGGAACCTTTAAATGTGGAATAGAGTTCTTTTTTAAATATGTGCTAGGTAAATTCCCTAAAGCTATAATATGGGAATATCCCTTTATTTTATTAGAAAATTCTTTGTCGTTAACTTCTGATAGTTTTAATTTTGGTGCTTTATAATCTACTAAATTTGTCCAATCATAATTATCTATACCAACAGAATCCATCCAATATTTAATTCTTTTTAGTGTTGGTGATTTTTCTGGTGGATGATTACCTGGTGCAATTCCTACGAATATTATCATGAGAAGAAATCCTCCAATGTTGCAATTTTTGTTGATGACCAACCAATAGCATTTAGTATTGGGTCAATAACATCCAGAAATGTTTTCTTAAATTGTAAGTCATAGTCAATGTAGTTTTCCAAATTAAATTCTGATGGAAGATAGTCAGGAAAAGCAATTACATTTTCTTTGATAGGATTTGCTTTTTTAAGATAAACGAATTTAATCTTTTCCCCGCTTTTGATTTCTGCAAGATTTCTAAGACCTAACTTTTCTCTTTGTAAGTTGTAAAGTAAACACCCGCGTACGTGTATGGGCGTGCCCTTGTCGTACGTGTACGTGAATCTACCATCTTGAGTTCTATAATTCTTCTTAAACTTATTAATGTCTGATACACCCCGTGGAAATGCAATTTCATGAGCTGGTAAAGTTTCAAAGTAATCCCTAAATTGCTGAATAGCTTTTTGAACATTCGATTCACTACCAGATACAATTACTTTAAATATTTCTCTTAGAGCTTGTCTAACTTGAGCTGGGGTTGAAGATTTAGTAGCTTCAATACCAATTACTTTGATCTTTGGCTCTGTATACCTAACACCTTCGTTGTCTAAAACATTGAGAATATATCTTTTCTTTGCAGTCCATATGCCACGATCTGCAATAGCTTCTCTTTTCATTCCCATTCTGTTTTCTATTCCACCCAGTATTTTAAATAAATCATCATATGATTTTTCGAATACAGGTTCTAGTTTCTCCGATGCAATTTTATCTAGGAAGTCCACTGGACTTTTCGGATTCAGTTCCTTGACCAGTGGACCTAGATTTACATATAGGGAATCCGTATCAATGGCCAAAACATAATCTGTTTCGGTTTTTAACACAGAGTTTAGGTAATCATTAATCCCTTTTTCTGCCCAACGAATAATAAGTTGACCAGATAGGGTAATAGCTTCTGCGATACGCTGGTCGAAAAACCTGAAGTATTGATTACCAATCGCACCATAGAGAGAGTTAAGAAGAATCTTAATTGCCATTTGGCGATTATTTTTAATGGCAATATCTCTTTCTATTCTGTAAAGTTCTTGTTTGTCTGTTTTATCTACCTTTTGTAATTCTTGCTGGGATTGGATCATTTCTTTTTTGACCTCTACCCTTTCACTGTACATCTCATCAATAATTTGTGGGAATACACCCTTTTTGTCAATGTTAAAGTATTGACCATTCGCACCTAAGGCTTTTCCATGATTATCGATACCCCCTGGATTTTCTAATATGTGGTCGACCGAGGTACTTATAAATTCACCATCTGATATAGTTTCTGGTGACATATTATATTGCATAATGATGGATGGATATAGGGAGTTAAGGTCGAAGCTAACTACCCAATCGTGTATTCCCACCTGAGGTTCTTTTACATAACCACCAGGATATGGTGATCTAGTTTTGTCTTCTTGGAATGGAACTACTACGTTTTCTTGCCATAGCTTACGGAATACGATTGAATCCCAAATTGCAGTTGTTCCAAATGTGTCCTTATAGTTTACACCACCACGATAAGCTATAGTAACGGCCAGTGTAATAAGACCAAGCTTATCTTCTAGTCTATCTACAAGTTCTACGTCTTTGATATTATAATCAATAAACTTTTGGTGATCATTCTTGTATAAAGTATGAAGTGTTCCGTGTTCTTCATATGAAAGTTTGTTTTCACCTAGTACTACGTGTGCAATATGATCTAATTTATAAGATTCTTGTGTACCATATGAATAACCAAACTTTTTAAATAGTTCCAGATAATCCATAACGGATATACCTTGTATTTCGTAAGTAGTTTCACGTCCTACCATTCTTGTAATATTTCTTTCGTCTACTAAACCCCATGGAGAAAGTTTTCTAGCATTTTCATCAGATCCAAAAACATTTCTCATTCTATTAACCAAATATGGGATATCGAAGAATTCTACGTTCCAACCAGTAATAATATCTGGACAGTGTGATGGTAAAGACCAATGGGTAAGAAAAGAGACTAGGAGATCTTTTTCGGTTTCACATTTGTTGTAAACCACACGATTAGTTTTCATTATGGACCTTTCTACATCGTAGTCTCCTAGTCCCCAAACATAATATGTATTGTCAATATTGTTTTTGATTGTGATCGCTGTAACTTCTTTTGAAGCTTCACCTGGTTCTGGGAATCCATCATCTGAAGCTACCTCTATATCCAAAGAAGTAACGTTAATTAGATTCCTATCAAATTCTATATCACCAGGGAAATAGTCGTTTATAAATCCAGCAACATGTTTTGTATTTCCAAATATAGATCTTCCAGCTATTCCTTTGTTTTCATCCACCCACTGTTTGCAATCCCACATGCTTTCGAAAGTAACAGGAGCCACAGGTTTTCCATCAATGGATTTCCATTTGGTAGGTTTAGGTGTTGTAACAAAAAGAGTTGGTCCATACTTAGATTTCCGTTGGACCTTTTTACCGTTTTCTATTCCACGGTAAAGAATAAAACTTTTGTATCGTGTAACGTTTGTATAAAAGTTTGCCATAATAAAGTGTATATTATACCACAGTCGAAGGGGTTTGTAAACCCCCTAATTGAAAAAAAAGTGGGGGGA